GGGCTTGTAGTGAAGTCTCCTAAACTAGTTTCTACCCAAACCGTATTTAAGGCATAAATAGAATCTCCCTGCACTATATAATCTCTCACTAGTTCAGATATCTCAAAGATGGCTTTACCGTCTACCGATTGCTTTTCTAGTGTATATGTAGCTGCTGAAGGTCTATTAAGCACAGGCCCTTGTCTCCATACTCTTAAGTTAAGCTGTATTACAGGCTCTGAGGTTATCATTTCTACATAAAAGGGGCTTCTTACGTTAATTTGTCTGTATGCCATTATTTTCGTATTTGTTTAGCTTTTTGAGCTTTCTTTAATTGTTTCTCTATTTTATTAGCAAAGTTAGTTGCTATATCGTCTGCTATTGCCTTGTGATATGCACTCCACATACTTTTGTTTCGTTTCTGTAAGGGCTTAGTAAAGAAGTGAGAGGCTTTAATACCTTTCTCGTATATTGACCTAGCAATTAAGAAGGCTAGCTTCTCAGATATACCCTTCTTTTTACACCACGTTCTTATAGGACCAACAGGTACACTCTTTTTACCACCTCTAAACTTATTCTTAGAGTTTCTGTTCTCTATATAATTACTCTTTGAGCCTCTTACACCTTCATCTAAAAACTTACCATAATTAGCCATCTCAAATGTTAAACTTGGCATAGCTGAGCCTCCTGTGAAACGTCCTTTAATACTCCTATTCATCTTAGCATCTACATAACCCTTTATAGAGCCGTGTAGCTTACCGCTAGACTTATGTGAGGACTTCTTACCCCTAACCATTCTACCCTTCGTTAAATTAGCCTTAGATTGGCTAACAACGTAACGCTTGTAAGACTCCATAACTCTGCGAGCCTTAGGATAGGTGCTTGTATTTTTAAGGTCTAAGTTTAGCAAAGGTCTAAAGTGTTTTTAATAGCTACTGTAAAGTCTACACCTACACCTGCTAATTTGTCTTCAAATCTTTCACTAAAGAACTCTATTGCTACGTCATCTTCTTCTAGTTGAAAGCCGTTAGCGTATAAATCCCCTCTCATTAATTCCTGTATGGATTTAGTAGCCGCTGCAAACATAGAATTTAACACATAGTGCTCATTGTCATTACCGTAGAATTGGTCTGTCTGCTCCTGCTTCTGTTCATCTACGATATCTAGAAATAGTATACTCATATCTACATAAGCTACACCCTCTCCTATCCTAGCTGAAGACATTCCAACGTGTGCTAAAGGGAAAATATTCTTTTTAAGTAAGTCTACCTCGAATAAGTCCCCAAAGGTTACTTGATTCACTAAAGCGTTATTCTCTAGTTCTGTCTTAATTGCGTCTGTTAATTTAAATATGTTATTCATAGTTATCTATTTCTTCTGTGTTGTGCTCTTTCTATTTCTGCCTTCTCTTTGTCAAACTCTAAAAAGAGTAATGCCTCTAAGTGATTTAATTCTGTTACTTGTTTATACTTTGTAGCATCGCCTCCGCATAAAGCGTAGAGAGAGTTAAACCACCCGTACTTCTTTGCGAATTGAGTTTCTCGAGAATAGTCATCGCCTCCTCCTTCTCCTGACTCGAAAAGTCCTGCGAAGCCTTTAGTAACTCTTTCGCGATACTGTAAAAAAAAACAATGGCCGCTGATATTATACCTACAGGTGCTTGCTTCATTATGTGGTGTGCCTCTGTTGAAGCCTCATATCCTTCTATAGTATATAGCTCTCCGAACTCCTTTACAATAGGCCTGAACATAACAGAAGCTGCCTTGTGGAAGTCTTTGTCTTTAGATAGGCCCTCTTCTAAGTCAATAAACTCCCCTAGAGATATAGCCTGTAAGTCAGGTATAAAACCGTATTTAACGCCGTCTAACTCAAACTTGTTGGTAAAGGGTACATTCTGTTGTAATACCTCTAAAACCTCGTTAGAAATGCTCTCAGCATCACTTAGGCGCATCTTAGACACTAAGGCTATATCTACACCGCAAAATATCTCTATTGTCTTAAACATAAAGAACTCCTTATCTTGCTCTTCTGTATTAATCAAAGCAAACCTTTGGTACTGCTCTAGTGTAATGTCATTAATATGTGTAGGCACTTGTATCTTCATAGTATAGTATTTAGGCTTTATTTAAAAACATTGTATAACAAAAAAGGGCGTCACAATTAAGTGGCACCCCCCAAAACAAAACAAACATTTTTAATTTATAGTTTATTGTATATAGCTATCTCATAAAAGCCGTGTAGCTCGTGAGGTAAAACTAGCTCTATTCTATCGTATTTTTTTACTAAAGAACATATCTGATTGTTTAGTGTATCTGTACAGGTGTGGTCTCCGTCAAACCACTCAGCCAATATAGTGTCTTTTAACTCGTCATCTAGCCACAGGTTTAACTCTATATCTCTCTCATAGTTTATGTAGCTCTCTACGTCCTGAGCCTTTGACAAAGCCTTTAATACTTTAGTTTTCTTACCTTTTAAATAGTTCATAATTTTATGCTTTAGTGTTATTGTCTACGCAAAGATAAAACCTTTTTGAATACTACACAAGCTTTTTAAAGTTTTTTTTAATTTATTTTTTTAATCTCTTATTACCTCCCTATCTGTTATAGCCTCATAGAGTACCTCTAATAGATTACTATCTCCTAAATGCTCTGAGTTATCGATGATGCCTTCTAAGTCTGCTAAGGCGTGCATATAGCCTCTTAAATAGTCTTCTCGTGTCTTCTCCATCTCTCTGTTATTATATAGTGTGTCTAGTGTGCTCATATTATTGGTATATATAAGTTAATGTTCTCAGTAGTATCATTGACTCATTTTTAGCTCTTACAAGCATACACACCTCGTCTCTGTCTAAGCTGTTTGCTATCTGTTCGTCTATTTGGTCAATTACGATTTCTAATGTTTTAATAGTATTCATAGTTTAGGTTATTAAGGGGGCGTTAACCCCCGTTATTTTTACTTATAAAGAGTCTTCAAACTTACTGTACTCTTCAGTAGTTAATCTATCTTCTAAGATGTTTAAAGCTAACACAAATATTAGATTAGCTGATGAGTCAGTGCTAATCATAGATGCTTTTACGTCATTCTTTAGCTCTTCGTTAGTTCTTGTTGCTAGTTTTGCGTTGATTAAATTTGTCATAATGTTTGTTTTAGTGGTTGTTATTATTTACACTACAAAGATACAACCTTTTATTAGTTACCACCAAACTTTTTTGCAATTATTTTTGATTTATTTTTGATAAAACTTGTTAGCCCCCGTAAACACTGAGAAAAAAATATAAATTATTTTTGCTTTCTTTTGCGATATCTTTGGTCTAAGATACGTTTGCACCTCTGTAGCTTCTTATTAGGAAACCACGTGAAGTTTAAAAGCACATATTCAAGCTCCATAGTTGTGCACCTGTTGAGGTCTGTATCTGTCATTAGATAGCGTTATCTATTTGCTCTATTATATGCCTAAGCTCTGAGCGTTCAAATCTACCCATCCAAACTAAATTGATGGTTAAGTTATAGTAATCCTTTTCTAGTGGTGTAATTAGTACCTGTACGTCTTTCATAGTTATTTAGTTTTAGTTAAATGGTTATCATAATAAAATTTGTATATCTCACATACCTTTTCGTGCATCAAATGTTGTTTGTATACTTCTGTCCCTAAGTGTTTAGCGTTACCTATCTCTACTACTAATTTAACATAGCATAGATTGACAGTCTTAGTACCCTTCTTATAGGTGTAGTTTTCTTTAGTTGGTACAGCATACACCCTTAAGTGATTGCCTTTTAAAGCCCAACTCATATAGTCTAGACACTCCATTACTCTTCAGTGTTAAATTCAGCGTGCTCTCCACAGCTTGAGCATATACCTGCCCCCCATTGGTTTTCTGCTCCACAGCAATCTGATTCTCTCATTTCTTTTGATTAATTCTAGTGGCCTCTAAGCGACCGTTACGATAATGCTTCACTAATAGCTGTGTATCTAGTTCTACGACCTTATACGGTCTTATAGATAGCTTAATGAGTAGTTTTCTATATAAAGTCATTTGCTTTTAATTTAAGTGTTAATATTTGGTTCTCTAAGGCTAGTCTGTTAACCTCTTCTCTAAGGGCCAATATAGCCATTTCCTGATAGTCTAGTAGTAATTCTGTTTTAGTGTCCATAGGGTTATATTATGGGGGTTGTTACACCCCCGTTAGTTATTATTGTGTTATTTCTCCCACTTGCTTAAGTACTGAGAAAAAGCTAAGTCTGCGTTTCTCATAACTCTGTTTTTATCGTCAATTTTATCGTGCTCTTCTTTCGTTATCAATTGAGGCTCTCCTCCATATAGACTAACAAGGTTGAAGTTTGCAAGCTCCTTGTTGCGTCTGTCGTATCTTTTAATAACTTCGATTTTAATTATATCAGGATTCATAATATTTGTTTTAGTTGATTTGTTTTTTGTAAAGATACAACTAATTAAATGTATCTACCAAACTTTTTAGCAACTTTTTTTAAAAAACTTTTGAAATAAAATGTAAGTAGCTGAGGTGTAGCTAATTAGTTAAGAAATAAAATAGCGCCCCCCGTTAGGATTGCTTAAGTGGTAAGATACAAAATACCTGATACTATCTATTAAGTGATTGTAGTTATCTATAGGCACGTCCTTACCATCTTTGAAGGTGTAGTTGTTTAACTCTGTAATTAGATTTCTAGAGCCTTTGTGAATATACAGCGTATAGTCTTGTAGTAAAGCAATACCTAAATTGATACTCCCTTGGCCTTTGATACTAGGCTTTATATTAAGGTTATAACTATGCTTAAGCTCGTGTAATAGTCTTGGCTCTGCACTATCTCCTATTATTAGAGTATCACTCTTAGCGTGTCTACCTAGCTCGTAAGCTATATCTGAAGTAGTTAAACCTGTCTTATATAACACCTCTTTTAAGTATATTTCTTTGCTCTTCTTATTAATAGAAACCAAACAAGCGGCTGTAGGGTCATTACTGAAACCGAAATCTAAGGATATACCATAGTAGTCTCCGTTAGCATTAAAGTCTTTTACTTGCCAATTAGTAAATATAACACCCTCAGCTACACTTCTCCAACCTCCTAAGATTTGGGCCTTATACTCTTCAGGCCTCTCTGTTTTCATTCTCTCTACGTTAGCTAAGAATGTAGCATCTAAGTGCTTCTCATTGTCCTTATATGAAGTATGTATATAGGTAGTGTCTTCTAGTGTGGTATTCTCTCCACCCTGTAAGTCTCTAGACTCAAAGAAACGCTTGTAAATCCAATGTGCTTTAGTAGCAGGATTCATTACCATTATTACTCTGTTCTGTGCATCCTTAGAACGTACTGATAAATCAATCTTATCGAATAGTAAAGGGTCGGGCATCTCTTCTGCTTCGTCTAATATCCAAGTAGTAATACCATTAAGCGACTTCAAGGCTGCGGTCTGATTTCCACTACCTGTCTTAAGGCCTCTAAAGTATATCTTATTACCTGTAACCTTATTAGTAATATCTGTCTTGTTAACTAAGAAGTTATCATTCAGCCCTAGCATATCAATCTTCTCTGTCATCTCAGGTATAATAGAAGTACTTGCTGAGGTCATTGTGTAACGTGTAAAGAGCACGTTGTGACCCTTCTCATAAGTAAGCAATAGTATCATAGTAGATATACTAAAAGACTTACTAGAACCACGTCCACCTGTTACGATGTAGTATCTAGAATCATTAAGGAATAAGGGCTTGTATTTAGGGCTTAATTTTATCATTAATCTTCGTCAAATGAGATTAAACCTTTCAACGTTATGTTGTGGTCTATTTCTCCTGTGGTGTGTATATCAATCTCTTGCTTAGGGAGCCCTGCTCTATACTTTAGAAACAACTCAATAGCTCTTTGGTCTCCTGACTCAATACGTTCTAGTAGCTTCTGTATTACTACGTCTACATCTATATTGTCATCTAGGATTTGTCTTATGTTTATTACTTCTCCGTTAGAAGGTCTACCACTATTTGGTCTAGGGCCTCCCCAATTATCTGAGCCTTGAGCTCCGTCTTGTTTACTCTTTCCTGCCATCTCGGTTTATCTTGGTTTCTAGTACTTTATTTAAAAACACTCTAGATAACAAGTCATTACCACTGCTTTGTTAAGGTAGCTCCTTTAATGTATTTTAACGCAGGTTGCTTGTCTATATAGTACATTGTCTCTATATCATTAGTAGAGCCATTTCTAGGCGTTCTCCCGCCTGTTCTCTTTGTGAAGGTAATCTTGCTTAGGTCAGCATAAATGAGGCCGTTAAAACAGCTCCAAACGATTATACTATTAAGAGGCTTCTCTATTAGCTTTTTATACTTACGTTCTGCTAAGGGTAAAGGGAACGCATCTTCTATGTTACGATTACGTCCCTTAACTTCTAGATAGCCAATATCCTGTATATA